TTTTATTGCGCGCTGCTTCTGCAAGATTTTGATCACGTACCACCATTCGAATAGCTTCTAACGCTTCCGCTAAATGCTCCGTTTCTTCTTTCGTTATCTCCATCGCGGAACCTACATTTTTAATTTCTTCCACAAGGGTTTTAACTGGAGAATGCGTCGCTATCACCGTATTTCTTAACTCTTCCACGATCTCCACGGGCGAAGACTTTTTCGCATACACCTTGTCCATTTCCAGAATAGCGTTTGAAACATCAACAATCGCCTGCTGTGTGGCAATCAATTCCATACGAATTTTCTTTTCAGACGCCTCTCCTTCATTCGCCCAAAGTTTAAGTTTTAAGGCTAATTCTTCCGTGGCAAGAAATGCATTCTTAGCTGCTAACCAACCACGCCACATTCCCTGCAATCCTTCAGACAAAAAACCGATAGCATCTATCGCCGTTTTTAACCCAGCTGCGGCGTTCTCTGCCCACGTTTTCAGATCTACTTCCTTTATCCATTTATTTAGCTTTTTTACTACATCAGTAACGACCGGCAATAACGCATTCCCAATCACTGTTTTTAAATCTTCAAGCCTAGCATGAAGCTGTTTTATTTGGTTAGCATAACTACCCATAGTACGTTGTTGATCACCAATCGCGGCTGTGGAAGACTCCACCATTATAGTGTACGCCGCCTGTGCTTTATCAGCAGCTGTTATCTCTTTAATGGTATCCGCAAGCCCCATCGCTAAAACTTTTTGCTTAATTACGGTTTCGTTTAAAATGATCCCGTACTTTTTCATAACCTGATATTCGCCAGTTAAAGCAGCCTGCATATTTTCCATAACTTGAGCTGTTTTCAGATTATTAAATGAGGCCAAATCTGCAGATAATTTAGTTATTTCATTAGACATTTTTCCCGCAGCAGTGGCATTCATGCCCATCGGAACGAGTAAATCTTGAATCGAAGACAAGTATTGTTTAGCTTCTCTTGTAGACATCGCATAAGAATCCACAAGAGTTTTTGCCCATGCTTCTGCCTGTTTTGCTTGCCCTTGAAAAACCGTATTAAACTTACTTGTAACTTCTTCTAAATCAGACGCTGCTTTAATTGCAGATTGCCCAAATTTGGATATTGCAGCTACAGCAATTCCAGAAACAACTGTAGCTGCAATTCCAATCTTTTTAAAAGCACTGGTATACGATTTTTCTATTTTATCTGCATGGGTAACAACCCCGCGCTCAAAATCTCGGAACTCCGTCTCAGCCCGGTTTAACCCGCGAGTATCCACACCCAAAGAAGCAGTTAATGTGCCAAGATCACTCATGCCGTCGTTTCCTCGTTCCTTGTACTTTTGCAATCCCTTGAACCACTTTTTTCATATCTTCTACAGATTGCTGTGGTGTTTCTACATTCTCTGATTCTAACCACGGCATAAAATCTTTGGGTTTTGCCAACTTCTTACGGGTTTTAGACCCAAATGAATTTGCAATATTATAAACCATTGCAGTTAATGCCGCAATTCGATAATCCCGCCGATATTCCCCAACTGGTTCCAATGTATTGAACGCCTCCCATTCTCCTAGTTGCGCCGCCGTCATATGCATCAATAAATAATCAGGATGCGCATACCCTAATTCTAGGCAGAGTCTGAAGTGGAATCGGCGACTTGGTCGCCTTCGGAGTTTTTTACGAGATTCTCCTTATCTTCCTCTGTAATTTTGTTCAACTCCTGGGCCTTATTCATGATCTTTTCCAAACGCGCCGCACTCATATTCTGGCTTAATGTTGCAATATCTTGGGGATTAAGTAAATTCTTTCCATCTTCATCACAAAGCGTATTCACAGCGAGTTTCGCCCGAAAATCAGACAAATTTCGTTCATATGTCTTTCTACCAGATCGGTCTGTTTTCTCTTCCATCAAAGATTGATCAAAACGATCTCTTTCTCGACCAGTCATCTGACGGACATAGACAAAATCCCCTTTGTCCAAGTCTACTTTTTCAATGGTCAACTCTTCTTTTACCAACAATCCTTCACGCCCTAGCATACCCATGATTATTTCCTCTTTTTTGTAACGCCCCTGATTAGGGTGTCTATTTTAATTAAGCTCCTGCACTCGGGCCGCTGCCCGAATCCAATGTTACTTGGCCACTAATCTTGATTGTCACATCCGTCGTAATCACATCATCTGTTGGGACAGACAAAGGCAGCTCTGTAACCAACCCTTCGAATTCAAGAGTCGTTGTCTCATCATCCGGCAAAACAATTTCATAATTCTTTGTCGCACTGTCTTCGAAATCGTCTTTCATCTGCTCATACGTATCCCTTGTAAAATTCATACTCAAAGAAATCGTACCTGCATCCCGAAAGGCACCAATAAACGTTTTGTATCCTCCAGCAGTATCAAGGGCAGTCGTATCACTTGTCCCTCTACTCATCCCTGGACCACTGATGCTTTTGATCTGCGCGATTGACTCCCAAGACCCGGTAGCTGAATTCCACCTTCTGAATTGGGTTCCTACTCCACTAATTGCTGGCATTAGTTATCACCTTTCCTTTCTAAAAAGTTAATAGTTTAACGACGCTGGATATCAAACGTCGTCACGAAACGCGCCCGATTGTTCTCATCCCAATCCAGCAAGGCAGGCTCGATTGAGCAAGCAATCAGACTATACAAAGTGCCGTTCCACGTTTCCTGTCCCCGGTTATGGAGCAGCAACTTTATGTCATTAATCATACCCCAAGCATCCAGGTAGGCTGTATCTCTGACCCTGACCTGGACGGAAGGATAAAAATACCGATACTCATTACTGTAATACATCTCCGGCCTGAATCCCGGTGTGTCGAATATGGTCACGCAATCATTGGGTAATTCAGGCTCCCTGCCGATGAACAGATTTGAACCAAACGTGAGACCGAGAGACCCCGCAACTAACATGTCTGAAATGTCTTTACTTGCTGGGTTCATACCTTCGCCTCTTTCTTGATGATGTCAAGGATCTTGTCTGTGTTTCTTTTCAGAGCAGCCTCAAAGAACTTGGCCCCTGCTTCGGGGCGTTTAAAATTGGCCCCAACATTCTCATGGACATACCAAGCATAGTTTGCTGTAAAACCAAGCCTCATTTCATATCCTTTACTGTGCTCCCGTAAATCTGTGAACCAGCTCCCTCGAAGATTCCCAGTGTCAATAGGAATCTTCCGGGGCCCCTCGTCCATACTACGCCAAATTAAAGCCGCGGACTTAATCAACCCTTTGGCAGACGCTCCTCCCATCTTCTCAATTTCATTGTTCAGATTCCGAAGAACCTTGTCCATGCCCTCAATCTTTGCCATTACAGATAGGCCTCCCGGACAAAGTCAGTCGAACTCTGGAAAAGAGGGGTCTTTACAAATCGAAGGATCTCCCACGCATTCGTCAAAGAGGTAGGGTTCTCTTCGGATGCGGAGTCCAGATCATCCAAAGTCCCCAGAAGGATCAGCCCTCCCTCGTCCACATCTTGTGTCAGAAGAAGTCGGGCTCGACTGACGACTTCCTTCCCGTCCGCATTCTTCACCATCTGAGTTTGATCATCCCAACGGCAAGAGATCTCAACAGGGTCGTCGAAGGAATAACTTCCATATCCGTCAGCCGTTGGATTTCCCCAATAGACTGCTGTCTGGACACAAACAGAGGAAACGAAATCTAGTAATGGATCAGTCATTGTCTATCCTCCGCCGATACTGTCGATGGGAGATATATTGAGGATCTGGCGCCGCTTCACCCACACATGTCGCAGGAATCCACACCGGATCATCATGCCAAGGATTATTACAATCATCAAACTCATCACCTTTCTGAATAATTTCACCTTTTTCTAACCTTCGATATTTAATCATTCCAACTTGCAACGGCGGTTATTGACGCCGCCTTGCCTCCTAATGATGAAAACTTTCCTGTTGAATCAAGGGTCATAACCGCTTGCCCGTAGAGAGTAGACTCAAGGCCCATCCCAGTTTTCCCTTGATAGACTGCTTTCGCTGTCCCGGCTTCACCCGATACAAGTTGTCTCCTGCGAGTAGACGCCATTAAATGAGCAGCAAGCCATCGCTCGATCTCAGCTTTCAAGGTGTCAGTCAAGGTAGTATCAGATCCAAGAACTTCGCTT